AGCGAGGCCGCGGCCTTCACCACGCCGCGCATCTCATCGGCGAAACCTTTCTCGATCGCTTCTTGTGGCGAAAACCACGTCTCGGCCGACATGAGCGAGCGCACTTCGTCGCGCGGAAGCTTCGTACGCTTGGCGTACACGTTGATCATCGACTCGGTGACCGAGTCCAACGCCGCGGCCATCTTCCGCATTTCGTCGGCGTCGCCCATCGCGATCCCACTCGGAAGATGGATCATCATGTTCGCGTTGGCGCGGATATAAATCTTGTGGCCCACCATCGCCACGATCGACGCCGCGCTGGCCGCGAGCCCGTCGATATAGACGATCTTTTCGGATCTGTGGTCGGCTAATCGGGAATAGATCCCGTTGGCTTCCGCCACGGAACCGCCGGGAGAATTGATATGGATATCCAAGCGCCGGACGCTCGAAGGTAACTTCGCCAGATCCGCGGCGAACATCCTCGCGCTCATCTCTCCCAAATCTTCCCAATCGCCGATCGCCGCGAAAATCAATAGCTCGGCGCTCGCCGGTTCTTCACCGGCTTCGGCTCGGAATCTGTAAAAACTTTCGTTCATCGTTCGATCCTTCCGCTCAATTCGCCGACGCGCTGGCGCCGGGCTCGAGCTTTCTTTGGTGGTATCGGTGGCGCCGGTGGTCCAACTGGCGGGCCGCCGGGCGGTGCGCCGGGCGCCGGGACCGGCTTCCCGGGAGCGCCGACCATCATCGTCATTTGTGTCGGCCGATACGGCGGGAACATGAGATCCGCCTCTTCAAATTCACCTTGCTCGAGTGATTGCTGGCGGACGTTGTCGCGGTAGTTGCTCCCGTTTAGTTCCGCGCTCTCGCGCTCGATGGTGGAGAAGCCGCACTTCACTTTTAGATCCGCCGCCGCGACTTCTTTCTGTGGATCCAGACTTCCGGCGCTCGAGCCGGTCCAGATACAGCGGAGCATCGCCTTCCGGACCACTGGATCGTCCCAACCACCGGGGAATTGCTCGATCCTACCAAGCGCGACTGCATCGGCGAGCCATTCCTCGTATGCCGGTTGACAGAATTGATCCACCATCAAAGCGCGATATTTCCGCACCCGGCGCCAAAAATCCAAAAGCGCCGCCCGACTTGCGGAATAACTCGCGTTGAATTGCTTCAACAAAACTTCGTAAGGCATCCCGATCGCGGCGCCCACAAATTTCGCGACCGAGATTGTGAATTCGCCGAAGGTCGATTGCGGTTGAGTCGGTGTTGAGAAGTTCACCGCGTGCCCCGGCCTCATGAAATTAACAACTCCCGGCCCGAGTTGAACGTTGTACGGCGACAAGTTTGTCACTTCGTTCTTTTGTTCTTCGGTCAAGAGATTCTCGAAGATCGTCGGATCCGGAAATTCACTAGTGATAAAAGCCGAAAAATATGACTGGATCACCGCGGACACGACCGTCGCGTCGGTGTATCGGCCCATCTGCTTGAGTAACTCGAGACAAACCGAAAGGATCGGCACGCCGCGCCGTTGCTCCGGCCGCTCCGATCGCATCACGAGCACCATATTCCGGCGCCCGGTCAAGTCACCGAAGGGCGTCACCCGGATCGTTAGTCCTTGGAGCGGGAGCGCCGTCCGGCGGAAGATCGACAATGGATGAAATTTCGCGATGTGATACGCGATCAACTCGCCTTCGTTGTCTAGCTCGACGCCGGAGAAAACGTTTTGGCCCGGGATCGGCAACGTGAGAAAAGGATTCATCACCCGATCCGCTTCCAAGATCCGCAAACGCAAATCAAACATCGTGCCCGGGCGCGGTTTCAACGGAAAGAGGACCGGGCAATCACCCGAGAGAAGCATCGATTGGAAGACGACCGATTGTTTTGTGTAAAAAGAATCTTTCGCTTCGTAATCGCACTCGCGCGGATCCAGCGCCCACCAATCAAATTTTTCGGCGAGTTCCTTGTTGAGATCCGCGGTCGCTTGCTCGTCGAGCCCGAGCGCGTCGCCGTCGACATTGGGAGCGGGCACAAGTCCCTCGCCGATAACGTTAGTATCGAACGTCTCGACCGCACCCGCCGCCAAAGGTATCCCCATCCATGCGTCTCGCGATCGTTCTCGCAAGATCTGGACGTTGAGCCCGATGTCCATGTCGGCGTCGCCGCCGCGCCATAGCCATCCGGCCAAAGAATTCTTCGTTAAGTTCGCGCCGTAATTTCCGTAACCAGTGGATCCCCAACCTAACAAGTTGAGCGACGCATCGATCCGCGGCGCGTGCCCGTTCATCGGCGATCCACTCGAATCCAGAATCACGCCGCGCGGGATCCGGTGGGCTTTGCCGTTGAGAATCGCGCTAGACATCTCGAGGGATCACGCGACAAGCGGTGTCGCGACCGGTTAGACTTGGCGGAAGCGCCGCCGCTCCGCAATAATATTCGACCATCCTCATCCAGTAATCGACGGTCTTGGCTTGGTCCGCGGTCGAGCGATAATGAAGTCCGCGCGAGCCGATGTGATACTCGCTCACGCCACTTCCACCGGCGTTTAAGCCTTCCAACGCCCGGCGAAGTCCGTCTTGAGCCCACGGACAAGTGAATGGAATCAGACCGTCGACAAGTTCTTCGCCATTGCTTTTTGGCTTGGCGACACCCGGGACGTTTGGTATTGGCAACGGTGGCGCGGCATCACCCATTTGGTCCGTGATATTGCGGCCACGCCCGCGAAAAAGTCAATCGGGCGGAAAATTATACTCATTAAAAACTCGCAAAATACCCTTGCAAAAATGAAGCGGCCGCGGATAACCACTTCCAAGATGATTGTGAGACGACAAGTTCAACAAGTCCGCGGTCGCGGTCGGCCGCGACTCGGAGATTTCCGGTTGGAGTGTATGCTTCCGAGTCTCGTTAGGGATCGACTTCTTGCCGAAGAAGATCGGACCGGCGTTTATCGGACGCGTGTCGCCGCTCGAGTTCTCTGTGAGTGGGCTTCCAAGTTCCGCACTCAGTAGACGGGCTTATTGATTGCGCCGAAACCGGATCCACTCGGCGCCGGAGCGGCGGTTTCGCCGTAGACGTTGACTTGTCCCTTGGCCCCGAACTTCTCCGGCTTGTTGGATTCATCCTTCGGCTCGTAAAGATCCCGCTTCATCGTCTCGAGCTTGATCCCAACCCACGGCATCGTGAGCGCCGCCATCGCGTAATTTCGGCAATCGAAAGGCTCGTTGCGCTGGCTCAATCGTTTCGACCAGATGTAGGTCTTGAATCCCCATTTACTTTTTACGATCCGCGATTCCGCGGTGAGTCCTTTGAAATATTCTTCGTCGTATCCGCGGACCGCTTGATTTTTCTCCGCGGCGGGAAAATGACAAAAGCCCGGTCCCGGCTTGTTCACCAAGAGCCGGTTGACGATCTCTTCTTTTCCACTATCGACGCCGAGCGTGACAAGGTGCGCCCGGTTGGATTTGGTGAGCGTGCCGGTCCCTTTGATGAACGGTTTGCCAAGACCGCCCTCACCTTTAATCGCGACAACGCGCGGCTGACGCGGCTTCGTGTAAGTGTAAACGAAATCGCTCGCATATCCGGAGTCTACCGCGATTTTTCGCACTCGCATCCGGTGGCCGTCGCTGGTTTTAAACGTCCGGCGATACACCGCTTGGTCTAACAAGTCCCACACATCGGCTTCGCGCGGATCGCCGTCGATCCATCCGTATTCGATTCCCCAACTCTCCCGGCCTTTGCCCCAACCGACGATCTCGTAATTGATCTGGCGCTCGTGAACGTCGACGCCCGCGGTCAACACCAAGACGCCGTCGGGGATCTCGGCTTCGTATATTTCGCGACGCGTTGCGAAAAGGTCCACGTCCACTTTCTGGCCGATGTCTTCGTGAAGTAGTCCGAGCCGCGTGTTTCGAAATGCTTTCAATGGCTCCACGTCGCCTTCTTCGTTAGACCGGGCCGCGGCCACGAATTCTTCGCGCAAAATTTCCCAATCGATCCACGGATTGAAAAGTCCCGAGATGTAAAAGCCGCGCGTGGTCACCTTGTTCCCGCGCGAATCGATCGGCCGATGTGCCCGCCACTCGCCTTCGCCCGCGAGCCATCGGTATTTCAATTCGAATTCGTGGCAAATCACGCACGAGTGAGCCATGTCATCGAAGCGCACCCGCTCCCACGCGAGCGTCTGGTATTCGCCGCAAATCGGACAAGGTAAATACCAATGTTCCTTGGTGGATCCTTCCATCTCTCGCTCGATGTGGCTCGCGCCTTTGATCCCCGGACTCGAGACGATCACCGCTTTCCGATTCCAAAACGCGCTCGTCCGCGCGACCGCGAGTTGGATCGGATTTCCTTCCGTCCCGGCGCTGGCCGGATATCGATCCACTTCGTCTAACAACACCACTCGGACCGGACGGCCGCTTAAACTCGACGCACTATTCGCGCCGCCGATCGCTACAAATCCGCCCTTGAAACTTTTCCGCCTTAACGTGTTGGTCGAGTCTCTCGCGCGTGGATCCGCAACCAGATCCCGCAACCGCGGCGAGTCCCGAATCATCGGCGCCAATCGATCCGTGGAAAATGCTTCACCCAATTCGATCGTCGGTTGAACAACCAGAATCGGACACGGTTCTTCCGACATAAAGAATCCGATCGGATTGAGGATCGCCGAGTCCGTGATCCCGACTTGGCTCGCTTTCTGGACCACGATCCGCGGCGTTTCCGGATCGCTGATCGCGTCCATAATTGATTTTTCATACGGCGCTTTTCCCGTACTCCATTGTCCGGGCTCCGCGCTCGATTCGCTCGAGAGGATCCGATATTTGTCCGCCCATTCGCTCAACGAAAGTTTCGTCGGCGGCCGCCATAGTTCCGCGGCCAGTCCGTAAATGAAACGTCGCGCGACGGCGAGATCTTCACTCGTCTTTTTCGTCCGAACCATTGCGGCTTCCCTTCGTTAGTCTGCTCGAATCGAACCGAAGTTCCGCCAAACATTGATCCAAGTCGGTCCGAATTATCCCGTAAATTTTTCGAAAACTCTTTTGCCCGATCAGTAATCGCGAGATCCGCGCGGGCATCGCCAAGAGCCGCGATTTACATCGCGTGATCATGTCGGTCAAAAGTACTTCCACCGAGACCTTCGTGACCAATTCGCCTTTCTGTACGCCGTATCTCAACTCGGCCATCTTCGCGTCCGCTTCCATTCTCCGGTTTCTGAACGCCGTATATCGCGTCTCGCCCGGATCATCCAAGCCGCGTTGGTCGCGAATAAAGCGGATGTAGTTTTGCACGTTCTCCCGATACTCGTACCGGCCGCGCAATTCGTGGCCGTCGATTCCCTTCGCCCGGATCAACACTCCGTCTTGAACCAGTTTCTTTACATGGCGCGTCGTGATCAATAAAAGCCGCGCCAGATCCCCGGTGTCGATCGTGCCGGTCTTCGATAACATAAATCCGCCTTAATTCCCGAGCACTTTTGCCCGAGATCCACCGCCAAATCAAGCGCCGATCTCGAGCCGACCGGGAGAGGGCACCGGGCACAACGCCACGAGAATCTAAAAATATTTTGGGCGTCTCCGCACGCGCGGACTGTGGAAAATTTTTCAGAACCTACAAGCGGCCGGTCGAAAAATTTTTTGAAGTGGCCCGGGCGGATGGCGTGGGAGAGATGAATTGTTTTCTTTGAAAAGAAAAGCTTAGTCGGCCTCGCCCGAAAGATCTTCAACCTTCAACTTCTCTTTGCCATGAGAGAGAGTGATGACCAGATCGGCGAAGCGATAGGCAAGATCCCCGTTTGGTTGTTTGAGTTCTTCTTCGTGAGAATGAAGAGCGGTGATCAAATTATCCTTAGCCACGATCTCATTGATCAACGCTTTCAAACGTTGATCACGTTGGGCGATGTAGGCTTGAGCCAATTGATCAAGGTCGGGATGGTGGGGCACGGCCACACCCGG